TGGGGTCTCCTCGGTCTCTGGCTCTGGAGCAGCGGGGGCTGGGGTCTCGGGGGTTGGCTCCGGAGTAGGAGTTCCACCATCGCCGGGGGCCTCTCCCTCATCGCCATCAGCTTCTGGCGCAGGGGGGGCTTCTGAACCAGAGGGTAAAAGCTTGCTAGAGATAATATTGTTTGCTTTTTCCCCGGGGAACTTGACCTTTACCTTGTCCGTGTACGTATACACCGTACCAGTCTTTTTGTCTTTGACAGAGTACGTTTCGGTGAGGGAAGTTACCACTCCCTGCTTTCCGCTGTTCTTACCCGTTCCAACATAAGTAACGGTGTCTCCAACCTTAAGTACTGTCTCTCCGTCAGCAGAAACGTAAGACTCTTTCTGCTTGGGAGCTGCTGTAATCGGGCCAGCAGTGCTAACAGTCTCTTTCTTTGAGTACTTAAGAACCGTGTTCGGCTTTATCTCGGCTTTAGCTGCTTCGCGCTTAATTAACTTATTAATTGCAGTGAATGAGTGGGCGCGGCGGGCCAACGTCTTGACACGAGTGTCTCCGGTTTCAACATCTGTGATTCGATGGTAAACGCTAAAAGTGTTGTCCGAATTGCGCTTGGCAATAAGGTCATAACGCTTGTTTCCGTGAAAAATTGACTGAACAACAATGTGTCCATTCTCAAGAACCGAGGCTTCGTACTCGTCTTTAATGTTGGCCCAAATAATGTCTGGGTCCGTAGGGTTAGCAAGCTCCTCGGCCAGCTCTTCAGGAGTAAGGTCTGCTTCGGGAAGCTCGGTGTCGGCGACATCTTCAGCATCATCTTCCGGGACAAGGCTTTGAGCCACATCTTCAGCGAGCTTTTCTTCGGGGGTCTCCTTCTCTTCTGGTTCGTCGGGAGCAGTAATGTCCGAAATAATTCCGTCAATAATTTCTGGGTCGTTGCCCGAAACGTTTTTAAGGTTATTAAGAATCTCAATTACCTTGTCGGAATCAGCCTCGCCGAACATTGCATTAGCCACGGCCTCTGCTGTCTTAAGAAGTTCGGCTTTGGCGTCAGGAGAAATTTCGGTGGGCTTCTCCGCGGGCTCTGGGGTGCTGTCTTCTGGAACATCTTCAAACCCAGCCTTAGACTCTTCTTGCTCTTCAGGTGTTGCACCTTCGTCAGGTGTTGCACCTGACTGCTCCATGTTGACAAGGCTGTAGCTGTAATACTTTCCGTTCTGNAGCTTTCCAACAACGTTGACGTTACCCTTTTGCGAAGTTTTGACCTCTTCAGGAGAAAGCTCTACTTCTTTGCCCTTGTAACTGAACTGGATGTTCTCTCCGTTGGCAATAGCCTCTTCAATCTGAGGAGTAAGGTTGTCAACCTTGTCATCGCCGTCTTCGGGAACGTTGAGAACCTTCTTGGCAGCTGCAGACTCTGGTACTTCTGGTTCAGGAGTTTCTTCAACGCTGTACTGGTCAATGAGCTCTTTGCGACGACGCTTGAGGTTTTCCTTGAGCTTGTCGGCAATGTCAGAACTGTTTACAGTGTCGAGGGCTCCAAGGAACGCGGCATCCACTAGGTCGTCAATCGTGGCCTCGTCGATTTGCTCAACAAGCTTTGCAGACTCTGCAATCTCTGCATCAGTCATGTCGCCAAAGATGCTGGCAGCCTGCGGGTTGACATCGGGGTCACGCATCGAGTCAATCTGCTCAGAGACGTTAGTGTCCATCTCTTCTGCCTTAGACTTGCCCTGTGCACGGAAGAGCAACGCTCCACCAGCGTCAATTCGGTAAGGCTTCATCCCGGCAACAATGATGTTGTCCTTCTCAAGACCGATGACATCGTAGTTGTTCATCCAAGCATCAACTGCGAAACCCTTCTTGATTTCGTCAGTAATGTTTTGATTCGGTGCAATATCAGCAAGAACTCCATCGGTTCCGTCGATAACAGGGGAGACAATGACAGTTTCGCCCTGCTTGTTCTTGCCGAGGAATGCACGTCCTACGTCGAGTCCAGCTGCCTCGTAGAGAGCAGAAGCCAGAACTTCGTTGACAGCCTGCATGTCTCCGCCCTTGGGCTTCTTGACGTAGTACTGCTGTCCGCTTTCTGGGTCAACGTAGAATCCGCCAGCTGCGGTGCCCTTCTGGCCACCAACCTTCTTCCAGTTGGAAGTGTCGTAGGTCGGCCCGATACCCTGAGGCGTTACCTCGTTGGGGGGTGGTGTAGCGACTTCTTTGTCGTCAGCGTCATCAATTGCGTAGCCCAAAATGGTGTCTGCAGTCTCTGCAAAGTCAGCCTGAAGGTCTCCGTTTTCGGCCATCTTAGAAATCTGCTCGGCGGTAAACCAGCCGGTCTCAGAGTTCTCTCCGTCAGTAGGCTTCAGGTCGTTAAACTGACTGGGCCCAACTTCAAAAATTTCAGTTTGGTATGACCAATCAGGTGCAACCGGGTTATTGAAGCTTCCCACCTTGACGGCGTTGTCTGGCGTAATCTCTCCGCCAACTTCTTCCTTGAACTCGTCAATAGCTGTCTTGTCTGTGGCAGCGTCTTCCTTGTTCTTGTGAGCACCGCCGGGGTAGCCCCACTTTCCGCCACCCTGCGAGAGACCAGCGGAACGCTTTGCGAGGAAGTACTCGAATTCGCCTTCGTTGTTCTTGCGACGGAGCAAAAGACCTGCGGCACCAAACTTGCCCCAGAAACGCTTTCCGTTGCTAGAAAAGAAGTAGCCATCACCTTGGTCGGGCTTGTTGCCTCCACCCATCGGGGCGAAGAACGGAAGCTGCGGAGGAGTGAGTTGTCCGTTGCGAAGTTTCTGCACGTCCGAAGCGGAGATACCGTCAGCGTAGAAGACACCATCAGCATCTTGCTTGATGTCGTAGCCCTGCCACTTTTCAACTGTCGCTTCTGTGTCAATCTGCGGTTCTGATTCTTCAATGACGGGAGCATCAACAGCGTTATTGCGACGACGAATCTGATAAGACTTAAACTTGTTCCACGAGTTTTTTGTTCCATACTCTTTACCGTTAGCAAGGAGCTTGCGTCGAACAAAAACTCGATTCTCGTCTTCTGGGTCAGGGATAATTTCCTGAATCTCAAACCAGCTACCCGACTTTGAGGTAATAAAGTCACCGGGCTGCCACTCTTCAACGGGGACGGGCCCCATGTCGGTAGTGTTCTCGTCGTCTTCAACCCAGTTGTTGGAGATAGTACCGCCAAGAACGGACTCGACCTCGAAGTCGCCTTGGGAAAGCTTCTCTTCTGGAACATCCGTGGCGTCTGTGGTGTCCTCGCTCGTTGGCAGACTCTTTGGAATTCCATCAATAATCTCGTCAACGCTTGGAAGGTCTTTACCCTCAAAGGCAGCTTTAACTGCGTTGGAAGAGGCAAGGCTAGTGTCAGCAACCTTCTTTTCAGCGATGTCAGACTCGAACTTCTGCTTCTTTTCGTTGAAGGCATCCATCTGGCCGTCATAATCAAAGACCTCAAGGCCTTGCTTGGTTTGGCCCATCTCCCCGAGGAGGTTAAACAGGATTGGCTCAAGAACTTCTGTGTCAACGGTTGCATCATGGAAATCGCCGTCAGGCTCGACTCCGTAGTAGCTTGCCAGCTCCTCCAGCTTGTTGCCCCCGCTTCCGCGAATTGCTCGGGCGAGAGTTAGGGAGTCAATCTTTCCGGCAGGGTTATAGGGCAAACCATACTGAGCGGCGTAGCGTTGCATAATTTCGTCGTCAAAAGCAGCTTTGTGCATGACAACAATGGTGTCTTCGTCAATAACGTCTGCAACCTTTGCGAGTGCCGCTTCAATGGACTGCTGCTCCCCGAGGAATTCGTCAGAAACATTCTTGCCGCTTGGGTCCTTTAAAACCTTGTCGGGGTCTTTAGGGTTTGTATAGAACCCAGCCAAAGGCTCTTCAGGGTTCATCCACTGGCTGCCAGTAGACACGGACTGCCCATTCTCAACTACGTTGTAGGCAACCTGAATAGGTGTGGGGGTAGCAAAGCTCTGACCAGTAGTCTCAAAGTCTAGGAAGACAAGCTTTTCGTTCTTAAGAAGAGCCATAAACTCAACGGGGTCACCGTCAGCTTGCTCAATAAGCTTTTTGAGCTTGTCGCCAGAAAAGGCTGGATAGTCAACCTTAGACGGCTGCTTTGGAGTCTTCTTCTGCTCTGGTGCCTCTTCTGGGTTCAGCGGAGGCGTGAAAGTCTCCGCTGAGGCTTTCTTTGTCGCGTTAAAGTCGGCCTTCTTTTCTACGAAATTCGGGTCGTCCTTCTTTGGACGCTCAAGAGCTGGGAGGTTACCGGGCTCGGGGAGCTCAGTAGCACCACGCATAACAGTAATCTCTGTTGTGGCGTTCCACTCTTTGTCCTGAGACTCGTGTCCGGGGTAGAAACCCTTAACAACAGCTTTGCCGTCTTTTTCTTCAACGCCTTGAACAATGAAGTACTCAAAGAAGTCATTTCCGTATTCTTTCTTAAAAGCAATGTCTCCGGGGAGAACTTCTGTCGCCTTAACTGTTGTGATTCCAACCGAGTCGGTCGGGGTGAAAGGCTCCTCTGCCTTTTCGTCCTGCCACGAAGGCAAGCTTCCGGGCTCAGGAGCGTCAGCCCACAATCCCTTAGCGGTTGCAAGGTCCTTGTTGTACTGGTCGAGTTCGTCGAGGTACTTGCTGCGAGCTTCTGCGTCTTTGGGGACAAATACGCCGAGCTGCTCGTCTTTGAAGATTTTGCCTTCGGGGTCAAACTCTTTTGGCTTGGGCTTGGAAAGCTCGGGCAGGTCACCCTTCTGCGGAGCTGTAACGTTGCGATATACATCAACCTCAACGTCCTTGTTCCAGAGCTTGGTCTTCTGAGTCTGGTGTCCGGGGTAGTACCCCTCAACCCAAACACTGCCGGGCTTCAGCGCCTCGGACTCTTCGTCAGAGAAGACATTCTCAATCGTGAAGTAGTCAGCAGCTGTAACGTCTCCGGGCTTTAAGTCTTCTGCTCGTGCAGTAACTTTGGCTGGTCCGTCTGGCTCTCCGGTTGCAACTCCGTCTCCGTCTGGGTCGGCATCTGCGGGGAGCTCTGCTTGCGCGGGGGCAGGCTGTTCCTCGGCCTCGGGTTCTTCGGGGGCTTCGACTTCTTCGACATCTTCTCCTTCTAGAGCATCTTCAATCTCTTCGGGTGTCGGTGCGTCATCGTCTTGTCCCTTAAAACCTTCTGCGTAAACGTCGTCAATAATCTCGTCAGTGTCAACGCCCTGAAGCTGGAGAGCATCACGAATCGCCTCGGCGGGAACGTTGGCATAAAATATCTCACCCTCAGGGGTCATCATTGCCAAAATGCCATAGCCGTCATTGACAGCGTCGGGCGAGAGGGCACGGCGAAGCTCTGCAATTAAGTCTTCGGTTTCGTAGTCGTTGGCAATGTCAATAGGGTTGACAGAGAACCCTTCGGGTGCTCCCTCTGGAGTATCTTCTGGAAGTTGGTTGTAGGGCTCTTCGTCAATCGCGTAATAGCCCTCGGGCACATCTTCGGGGCCGTAAACCTTGTTCTCTGGCAGGTACTGCTTGTAGTCACCGGTCTCAAAGAACTCTTGCTTCTCATCGTCGGTGAGGCCGTCAACCAGTGGCGGAATAGTTGGCTCGGTGGGAGTGCCTTCAGCAGCTTCGGGAAGGTCCTCGCCCAGAGCCTCTTCCACGTCTGGGGTGACGTCTGGAGTTTTTTCATCGAGACCTTCTTTGTAAATGGTGTCCAAAATCTGGTCGGCATCTTGGCCTTGCTCCTTAAGAGCGTTGTAGATTGCCTCTGCCGGTACGGGCTCAAGCCCCTCGTTGAACGGCAAGGAGCCGAACCCGATTGCGGGGTCTTCGGGGGTTCCAATAACTGCCTCTTTGAGAGCTGTAGTCAGGTCTGAAGCCGAGTACTGCTCTGCCAGCTCGGTGGGGTCGTCAGAGTAGTCGCTTGACTGCTGACCCTCGGTTGCTCCCTCGGGAGTGTAGTCTCCACGGTCTACGTCGTAGTAGCCCTCTGGAGCCGGGACAAAGTCATCAATAGTTTCTACATCTAAAGCCTCTAGCTCTTCGGCCTCGGACTCTTCTCCCAAATCAGCTGCGCGGATAATCTCGTCACGCTCTTTATATTCGCTAAGGCCGAGGCTGCCGTTAGTTGTGGTTACTGTGTACTGAGTGCCATCATCAAGAGTGTAAACAAAATCTTCAATAGTTGCGTCGGCCTTACCAGCCTTGTCAGAAGCACGCTTAGACTTTTTACGCTTTAGGTCTACAATCTTCCGCCACTCACCGTCGACCTTGATGTAATCACCCTTACGGGGGCGGTGAATTTGTACTTTTTCAACGACGCCTGTCCCGGGTGCATTCTCATCGTATCCGGGGATTTCACTTACTGTCCAGCCATCTGCTGGGTCGATTTCAATGCCTTGTTGCCATGCGCCACCGCCATATTGACCAGTGGTCTGGTCCCACGTGCCGTCTTCGTTCTTTGTGTATGTAAAGCCAGCTGGACCAATGACTTTAGTTCCAGCGGGTAGATAATCAAGATTGTCGCCAGCCTGAGTCTGCTCGCCGGGGACTATCCTTCGTGTTTTCTTGGGCTTCTCTTCTGCCTCGGGGGCTTCTGGTGTATCGGACTCTTCTGGGGCCTCGGGGGCTTCTTCAGCATCGGGAGTTTTGGAATCAGGAGCATCTGCTTCTGGTCCATCAGCATCCGGGGCGGGCTTAGACTTTGGCTTGCGAGGTTTCTTTGGCTTTGAAGCAGGAGGTCCTGCATCGGGCTCGAACTGGTCGTCCTCGAAAGGAACGGGCTCGTTCTGCCATGCGTCCGGATTAGCGTTACCCTTGTTGTCGCGAATGACAATGCCGGTCTCGGAGTCAATGATTGTTCCGTCGTCAAGAATGAAGTGGTCGCGCTCTGGGTTGATGGGGACCTCGCCACCCATCTCCTTCCACTTCTTAAGCATCTTCTTGTAGGCTGCCTTAGCTGCTGCCATGGCAAGTTTGTTTGGCTTGCGGACCTTAGCCCCCATGCCGTCAAAGTCATTAAGGTTTACCTTGTTACCAACCTTGAGCTTGGAGGGATTGAGAACACCAGCCTCTTTTGGACGCTCTGGGGCGGGAGGAATATTCTCGTCCTTGTTGGGGACGTCCTCTCCGAGCAACTTCTGGACATCAGCCCAAGACTGCACGGCAGCGAAGTTGTCTTCGTCCTCGCCCTTACGCTTGAGGAAGAACAGAGGTAGCTCTGAGTCTAGCTCTCCGTCTTCGCCTTTACCAAAGGCAACAACATTTTCGCCATCTGATTCACGCTTCTGCTCAAGCTCAAACTTGTGGGCAGCGGCGTTGCGAGCCTTATCAAATTTGATAACTTGATAATTACCCGTCTGAGTAACGTAAGCCTTACCTAAGTCCTCGTCTTCGCCGTAGTACTCGACGTCAATTGGGTCTGGGCTCCAGTCCGAGTCTGGTCCCCAACCGTGCGGAGTATCGACTTTCTTAAGGTCTGCTTCGTCTACAACAGTGTCACCAGTCTTGACAGAAACGGGGGTTCCGCTGTAGCCGTCTTTCTGAAGCTGGCTAGGAATGACTGCCTTAGTTCCCTCGTGCGCGTTCGCTGGAGACTCAACGAGAGAGCCGTCTGGTTGCTCAGTAATAATGTCTTTGGTGTCGGGGTTGGAGGAAACAACTTTTCCAACCATAGATTCAACGACACCGCTAGCTCTGCGGACAAGTTTTCTCACCCAACCAAACTCGTCCATAAACTGACCAAGACGGTCACGAAGCTGGACAACCCAGTAGTAATCGTTAGCTCCGGGGCCACCAGTTCCAACGGCAAGAAGAGCCTCGCGAGGCACCCGACTTGCGCCCATTGCAGTCAGTCGAGCAAGTGCGTAGTCACGCTCCGGTGAGTTCGGCGGTGCCGAGAAAGCGGAAGCAAGAAGCGAAGCAACAAGGGGGTCACTTACCCGTGGGTCCTGAGCGTACCAACGGCTGTGCATGATGGAAAGCTCGTGCGTGTTGAGGGAGTGCTTCTTTGTAGAAAGTGGGTGAGCTACGGGCAAGAGGTCGGTGTTCTTAGCCGAGGCTTCGACAATCTTGCTCTGCTGTACAAGAACTGCAAAGCGAGACAGTGCTGTCAAAGCTTTGTGGCGACGAACCGAGTAAGTCTCTTCCGAGTTTTCCGCAAGAGAGCGCGTAACGACTGTGCGAGCACCGTTGGGGGTAACCCTACGAAGCGCTTGATGGCCGTCGTTTAGATTTGCCAAAGATGCAAGAGCATCGCTAAGAATCTGAGCATTCTGCTGCTCTAGCGAAAGCTTCTTGTCCGAAGGCTTAATCGGGTAATTACTCATCGGTGTCTTGCTCCTTGGGCAGAAGGTCCGCATCCAAGCTGTCCTCGCCTAAAGTGGCAAGTAGCTTAGCCCTGCGGTAAGGGTCTTCTCCGTTGCGAACAGCACGTAGCCAGCTTGCACGGATTGCAAACTCTGCGTCGTAGCCGAAGTCTGAATACTCTGAAAGAGCAACTACAGCCTCTTCAACAGTGTCAAAGGTGTTTTCCTCAGGCAGCTCAATAGTTAGCTCTGCCTCAGCGTTAGCCGAAGCGAGAAGCAACTCTAAGTTGTCTTCGCGGCGAAGCGGAATCTGGTCACCCTGAACAGCACCCTCCGGAAGCATGGCGAAGCGGCACTTGCCCTCTTCCTCAACCTTGAGGCTGATAATCGCGCACTGGTCGCCTCCCTGATAGAAAACGCAGTTTCCGCACTTGACTCCGATGTCTTTGTCCTCGTTGTCATAAGCGGGAGTGTATCCAGCCCAGACGCCATCGCCGTCTTGGTCAAACTTTCCGTGCTTTTCAACAACCTCAAGGATTGCGTTAGCCATGTCCCGCTCTTCTGGAATAAGAGCCATACCGCCAGCGAGCATTGGCTCAACCGAGTTCTTCTTTTTGGTCGAGCGTGGGTGGCTTGCGGGCAGAAGGTCATTGTCCTGAGTGTAGGCAGCCTTGGAAGGCTTGCCAGACTTCAGTAGACGGAGAAATGCGTTAACGCGAGCCATGGCCCAACCGTTTCGGGACTGGCCGGGGCGGTGACTTGTTGAATAAGCACCAGCACCACGGCGGTAGACAGCCTTGAGCATTCTCAGGGTTGCTCTGCGTCCCTTTGGAGCAGTTTTGTTGTGCTTGTCGCGCTTGTTTTCTAGACCCTTTGTGACCTTTTTAGAGAATTTAATTTTCTTGCCACCAGCAGCAGAACCGGGCTTGTTTTTCTTAGAACCTTTCTTGCGCTTGCTGGGAGGTGCGGGAGTCTGAGCTTTCGTTCTAAACTCTGCACCCTCTTCTGATTCTTCAGCAGAGTCGACAGGGACGCAGTTGGGAACCATCTTTCCGTCCTTGCCCTTCTTCATACCAACCTGCTTGTACCCATCCCAGCAGGGGTCGCCTGCGGCAGCTGTGATTGTGTCCTTGTTTTCGTCCGTGACGGGACCACCCGCAGCCCATGCGTTACATGTACGCTCAGAAGCGCATTTAAAGTCAAGTGCATTGCAGTAGCCAAGCTGGCCAGCGGCAATTGTTCCTTCTGCCTCTTCGTCGGCTCCAATGCCTTCCTCGAGACACTCCAGCATTTCGCTGGTCCTTACAAAAAAGATGCAGTTTCCACAAACGGCGGACTTTGCTTCCTCAACGCTGGTGTCCCAGCGGTCAGCTTTGTCCTGCCAAAACTCTTCGTTGGGCTCTGCAGGGTTTAGCGGACCATAACCAACATTGTCAATTGCGTTTTGACGGTTTTTCAGGTTTAGCTGAATATCCTGCGTTGCCGGAGGGCACGAGTTGTTTTCGTCTTTTTCTGAAAACTTGGTGTCCTTCTCGCGCTCTTTGCGAGCAAAGTGGTCTTCACGAACCTGCTTACGCAAAGTGCTGACGCCCTCTTCGAGGTTCGCCAAACTTTTCAGCATCTGAGAGGGCGTAGGAATCATGTTCTCGCCCTTTTTCAGGTTCTCCCACTCACTCATTAGTACGCCTTTGCTTCTTTTAGGTGAGCTTTAATCTGCCACTGCCACTTCTTGTGCATGTCAATACGCACGCCAAGGAAGTCAGCAACGCCATACTCGCGGCACTTTTCGGCAAGCTCAACGCCACGGTTCATGGACTCGATGAAAACTGCGTTGGACTCGTAGAGGTCTTTCAACATGTCATAAACGTTGTTGCACTCAGGTGAGTCCTCAATCTCTGAGTACTTAGCAAACTCAATCAAACGGAATGGGGCCTTGTTGCCACACTTCAGAATGTTTTCCGCCATCGGGTCGATGGAATCTTGAACGTCTTCGTAAATCTCGCCGAAGAACTCGTGGAACATGTGGAACTTCATACCTTCAACGTTCCAGTGGTGTCCTTGCGCCTTGAAGGTGAAAACGACAGCGTTACCCAAGTTGCGGGCTAGGTTGTTAACGAGCTCGGGAAATTCTTTAGCCTTGTTGTGCATTACTCACTAGACTCCTCGGGTGCTGTCTCTTCGGGCGTCTCTTCTGGCGTCTCTTCAGATTCAGCAGCCGGGGATTCACCAGCGGCTCGCTTAAGAACTTCCTCCACCTCAGGCGGAATCGGGCCAACCGAACCTGCCTGTTGGGCAGCTCGAATGGCTTTCATAATCTCAGGCGAAACAACGCCAAGCATTGCTTCGGTGAGGTCTGGCGTAATCTGTGCGCGTGACTGCAACAGACGCAGAGCAACCTCGTTCGGGGTTGGAGCGTCTTGGTCGCTGAAGCCGTGGGCACGACGCCAAGTGTCGAAACTGATTGCACCGCGGTCGAATCCCATGTCGGCGTCGGCAGCACGGTCGTTGCGTGTGCTGACTGCTGATGGGTCGTACCAAACGGTGAGGCGGTTTACCTCGGACTCTGTGTAGCCGTTGGCCAACAGGTAGGGGCGGAGGTAAACGACGGTAAGAGCGTCGACGATAAGAAGCATGAGGGGCTCAATGTGAGCCTTGTAAAGTGACTCGTCAATCTGCAGAGCGTTCGAGTACTTAACGTTTGCCATACCAGACACAACGTCCTTAGGAACATCCAGACCCTGCATAATGCGCTCAAGCACACGGTCCGAACGCTCGGCCAGTGCTGGGTCAAAAGAACGCTCAAACTTAAACTGCTTAATCGCATCACCAAGCTCAGCAGGCCCACGAATAATCAGCGGAACAACAGCAGAGGCAGACTCCTCATCACGAATCGGAGTC